ATATTATATATTATATATATATATTATACAGGCAGAAATTTGGAAAATTCAACTAAACAACAGTATATTTAACTATGGATTTTAAAGAAATAAAAAATACAAAGCATTATCTGTACGACAACAAGAACGAATTTGAAATTTATCATAGAACAGTACCTGTTCGCCATAACTGGCGTCACGGGGAAGAAGGGGAATGGGTTTATACAGATGATGGCTTTGTGTGTCAAATCCTAAAAAAATCAATAATAAAAGATAGAAGTCGTTCTACTGTTTGTATTCGTACTGTTTGTGGCACGTTCATTGCAAAAGACAAAAAGAAAGAAATGCTTGGTGAAGATGGCATCGCAGAGAATATTTATACATTTTCTGGTACAAATCTTAGTCAAAAAGATTATAACGAAAGAGGTAGAAATTCTAGAGAACTTTTATTTGCTAAATATGTTGCTAGCGGTACAGGAGCTGCTGAAGCTTATAGGCGAGCATACCCAGAGGCACATAGTTCTGATTATATTAAGCAGAGGACAGAGAAACTTTTAAAAACGGAGACAATTAAGAAAATGATAGATATAAAAATTCAAGAACTTCTAAACGAGGAAGGTGCTACTCCTAACTATTTAATTGAAAGATATAAAACGATTGCTGATTTAGCTGAAAGTGATACTGCAAAGTTAAGAGCACTTGATAGCTTGGCTAGAATTTCGGGATTATTTGATCATGCAGAGAAAAAGTCAGAGCAAGTAACAATTTGGTCTGGTTTTTCACCTGAACAACTAGAGGAAATTAAAAAACATGGCAAACCAGAACTTATCGCACATGCCGAAAAAGACGAAAACGACTAAAAAGAAGGAAGCAATTGATCCTTGTCCAATCTGCATGAAAGAATTACACTTAAATCACGAATATACGCAAAGAGTTGGACTTTTAGGAGATTTTGATGAAGTCATGGGGTGGCTTTGCCCTCATTGTCGCTCTGAGTTTGATACAGAGAATCATTTAACAAAATTTCTAGGTGAAGGAAATATAAGAGGAGAAGCATAATGCCAAAGTTTGGAAGGAAATCAAGGGAAAAGCTCGCAACTTGCGAAAAAGAGCTTCAAAATCTCTTCAACGAAGTAGTAAGGCACTTTGACTGTTCTGTTTTAGTCGGTTATAGAGGCAGAAATGAGCAGGACACCGCTTATGAGAGTGGTCATTCAAAAGTTAAATGGCCAAATGGAAAGCATAATAAGAAACCATCTGTTGCTGTGGATGTCGCTCCTTATCCAATTGACTGGGAGGACAGGGAAAGATTTATATATTTCGGTGGTTTCGTTAAGGGCTGTGCTTTTCGTATGAATTTACCACTTCGCTGGGGAGGTGACTGGGATAGTGATACCCAGCTTTCTGACAATAAATTTGATGATCTCGTACATTTTGAATTAAAGTGACCAAAAGGGATAAACTTCGTCTATTAAATCTATTTGTAGGGTTTATAAATCTCTACATGTGGCATATAGGCGGTACTTTATTCACATTTATAATTGGATGTCTTAATATTGGAGTTTTTGTATTTGGTAAGAAATAATGGTAACACAGACAATACTAATGGTTTTACTTGCTTCCTTCCTCGCTTGGGAGGTAGACATGGAAAAACCAAAGCCTTATCCACTTGCAAATGGAGATACACTCATGGTTAGAGTTATTGGATATGATTTTTGCCCAGAGTATTGTGATATAGATCACTTTCATGTTGGTCACAAAAAAAATTATACATGTGAAGTAGATTCATGCCATCATATAGTTTATGAAGACAGACTTAATTAAATTGATAATATTAATCTGGATGTGTGTTATAGGATATTTGGTATTTGAAATATTTATCAATGTAAAATATATGACTGATCTTGTACATGCATATATACAAATGATAATGGAACACGTAAGGAATTAATTGGCTAATTTAAATCTTCATGGAAATGTTTCTAAAAATGAAGAACTGTTAGCGAATGCTTATAGTGACCTAATTGTTTTTGGAAAACTTTTCTCTCCTCAAGACTTCCTCGCTTCTGCAACTCCTGATTTTCATGTAGAGGTGGGGAGGTTGCTATTAGATAGCAAAATACAGCAATTAGGACTTGTATTGCCACGTGATCATGCAAAATCTACTCTAGCAGCGACTGCAATTCTTCATAGATTCTTGTTTGCTAAAAAAGATAGACCTGAATTTATTGCATGGATTGGTGAAGCGCAGGATCAAGCAATTGACAATTTATCATGGGTTATGAACCATATTGAGCTAAATCCAGCTATTCATTACTATTTTGGGGACTTGCAGGGGAACAAATGGACGAAAGCTGAGTTTATGCTAACAAATGGCTGTAGAATGATAGCTAAGGGTGCTAACCAGCGACTTCGTGGAAAAAAGCAACTTTCCACTCGTTTTACTGGAATGGTGTTGGATGATTTTGAATCAGAGTTAAATACCAAAACTCCAGATTCAAGGCAACAAATAAAGAATTGGGTTACAGCTGCTGTGTTTCCAGCTATCGATTTTGATAAGAAGGGCTTCTTATGGTGTAATGGAACTATTGTTCACTGGGATTCTTTCTTAAATGGATTGGTTTCGGGTTGGAGGGATGCTCGCAAGAGTGGGGAAGCATATTCTTGGGAAGTATATACCAAAAAAGCAATTGAAGATGGTGAATCTATCTGGCCATCTCGTTGGCCGTTAAAAAAATTAGAAGATCGTAAGCAATTCTATATTGATAGTGGCACTCCTGCAAAGTTCTATCAGGAGTATATGAATCAAGCAAAATCACCAGAAGATCAGATTTTTGCCGAGGAAGATATAAATGAAGCACTTTACAGGGGAAATATACGATTTGAAGAAGAATCAGGTAGTTGGTATATCAAATTTGATGATGGGCACACTGAGTATGTTAACATATATATTGGTGTCGATCCCGCTTCAACTGTTAATAGTAGGAACGATTATAGTGTTATCATGGTTTTGGGAGTTACTTCAGAGTATGACTACTATGTTATTGAGTATTGGCGTGAGAGAGTTCTCCCAATGGAATGTGCTGACAAGATTTTTGAGATACTTAAAAGGTATAATCCTGTAAGAAGGGTTAATATTGAAACAATCGCATATCAGGAAATGCTTAGAGACTATGTTCAAAAGCGTAGCAAGAAAGAGGGACTTTTCGTTCCAGGCATTGAGCAGGGGATTAAAGGATATACTCAGAAGAAAAAAGACAGATTGTTTGAAGGATTACAACCAATGTTCAAAGCTGGGGCTGTACATCTTAAAAAACTACATCATGAATTTATAGGCGAACTGTTGGATTTTCCAAAAGGCTCTCATGATGACACTATTGATGCTTTTTGGTTAGCTACGCAGTATGCTAAGGGAAATTCAAAGGCAGGCAAGAAAAATAGGGAGAAACAGCAAGATGGTACTTACAAGAGTGCACGCAAAGTTTATGACTGGATTACAGGAAGGCGTGTGTAATTTGCATATAATACTAAAATATCAGTAAATTTAATATATGATTCCACAAGATAAAAAAGCAGAAGAAATAAAACAACGTTGGCAACGATGGTATGATGCACGTTCTGACTGGGATACACAAGCTAGAGAAGATATAGACTTCTACCTTGGCAATCATTTTACAGATGCCGAGGCTACAGAACTTGCTGAGAGAAATCAAATGGGTTTACCTATTGATAGGCTATATGCTGCAATTGAGCAGTTTAAAGCAATTATCACATCTAAGCCACCAAAATTTTCTGCCGTTGGCAGAGAGGACTCAGATACAAAACTTGCACAAGTTTGGAAAACAATACTTGAATATATATGGGATAATTCCGATGGCGATGAAGTGTTTAAACAAGTTATCCATGATTTCTCTGTAGCTGGTCTTGGCTACTTTTATGGTTATATAGACCCTGAAGCTGATTATGGTAGGGGCGAGGTTAAATTTACATATGTTGATCCATTTCGTGTTGTCGTTGACCCTAATAGTAGAAATAAATGGTTTGATGATGCATCTGGTATGCAAC